ATCTTACGCTCGCGCAATCTAACCAGAATGCACAATTGCAGACCAATTCCCTAAATACAAACAGGGCACAGTCGCTCGTAGGCGACACGCAAAATGCCGTCAACGGCATATCTACCATCGACCAGAATGCCCTGACCGCACAGACGGACTACGAGAAGGTGAAGAGGGGAGTCGCATCCGGGGTGTTAAACTCAATAGGCACCGTAGCCACAGGTGGCAAGCTTGGCAGCACCCTCGGGGGTATCCTGTAATGGATGATAAAAACGACACCCAAGGCGTAGGGGCCAACGGCCTGCCCCTGGTCGAGAACGTCCAGAGCTACAGCCCGCAAAGCACGACCACGAGAGTAGTGCCCACGCAGCAATGGAGGGATTCCGAGAAGGCCGTCTCTCAGGCTGCCGGTGACGAAATCACCGGAGTGCAGAACGAGACCGCGGCCAAGGTCCAAGCCGCTAGCGACGAAGCCGCAGTTATGCAGCCTGGGGTTGATGCGGACTTTCGACAGCAGACCGACCGCATCACGCAACAGGAAGAAAGCCGCCAGCGAATCGAAGAGGCTCGTCAGAAGGTAACTCAAACGATAGCGGATGCAAGCAAGGAGCCCACGAAGTTTTGGGACGACCGAACCGCCGACCAGCGCACCTATGCCCGGATCGGCGTTGCACTCGGCGGGCTCGCGCAGGGGCTGTCAGGATCGAAATCAAACCAGGTCCTCGACTACCTGGAGCGCGAAGTAGACCGAGATACCAAGGCCAAGCAGGCCCGAGCAGAGCACCTCTACAAGCTCGCCGAGCAGTCGCGCGGGATGCTTTCCGATGCCTACCGAGAACGGGCTGAAGACCTGTCCAATGCCGACCTCAATCGGGCGGCGAATTGGAGCATCATTCAGAAGCAGGCCGAGACCATTGCGAAGAGCGGGATGGCTGGGCAGCTCACGGCTCAGGGTCAGCAGCTGATTGCCCAGATTCAGGGCAAGACGGCCGGGAATATCCAGGCCTTTGAGAACAATCTCAACACCAAGACGGAATCGCAGTCTGCCCGCTCGGTGACGACGCGGAAGCTCGGAGGAAGCAGCGGATCCCCCGCACGGGTAGCAGATGCGGACAAGGCCGCAATGGCGCAAGAGATGGCAGATAAAGCGCAAGATTTCGCCGCCCTATCGGCGAAAGGGGCAGCGCCCAGCGCCGAGCAACAAGCCGACTACTATGACCGAGAAAATAAAATGGTGGCTCGACAAAAGTCTGAATCAGAAAGCACGGTGCAATCTGCGCTTGGATCGGTAGGAAGAAAAGCCGGGGTACTCCCCTCGGGGACGTTCCCCGAGGATTGGACAGAGGACAATCGCCGCTATATGCAGCTCAAGACCGACATGATGCACGCCTATAAAGTTGCGCAATTGGGCGGATCCTCCGGCCTGAACACGCCCGAAGGATACCAGCACTTCGTGAGCACGGGCATGACGGGGCGGGGCGTTACGCCAGAGCAGGCCGCAGCAGAGGACAAAGACCTAATCCGTTGGGCGCAAACGCAAAATCAATATGTCAAAGACGCCTCTCGTACAGGAAACATCACAGAGGCCAAGGGCTCCGACGCGAAGGTCGCGCAGCGGATGGGTAACCCCTCCACCGCCAAGGCGCAAGACCCTATGGCCAGCATGGACCTTGCAACAGCGAAGGCCAAGGCGCAGGCAATCCTAAAAGCTGACCCGAATAACGCGCGCATGGCCAAGTTTCTGAGGGATCACCCATGAGCGACTTTGACCCAGACGCGTGGGAAGCCGCCCACCCAACAGTCAAAGCCGCATCGCCTACCATGAGCGACTTTGACCCAGACGCGTGGGAAGCCGCCCATTCCACCCCGACGGCCACAGCTCGCGCCAGGACGGACAAGGACACCACCCTGGCCACAAGTCCCCAGGAAGCCGTCAAAGAGCGCAAGGCAAGCGAGATGGGCAGCCTGCGCGCAGAGTTGGGGGGCGGAGCGGCGGCGGCTGCCGGCTATGGACTTGCCCGCGGGGCATCGCTGGGGCTGGTCGACAGATTGGCAGGGGCGGGGACTGCGATAGGCGAGCAGCTCGGAGCCACCCCGCAGACGCCGGCCGATCCAAATGCCTACGCGCAGGGGCGCGGCGAGTATCTTGCCGGCGAGAAGCAGGCGCGCGCCGCTCACCCAGTCGCTGGAGCTGCGGGAGAGATTGCCGGCGGGATGGTGCCAGCTATTGCAACCAGCGGCATGAGTAGGTTTGCGCAAGCGGGAGCGCTGGGGGGCGTGGCGGGGGCAGGGAATACCGCTTCCGACAACCCGCTCGACGTGGCCAAGAGCGCGGCGTTCGGCGTGGGCGGTGGGCTGGCCACGGAGGGTACTCTCGGCACCGGATTGCGCGCGCTGTTGCGAAGGGCGCCCAAACGCAAGGAGGATGCCTTCATCTCCGACGTGGCGGAATCAGACGCCGGTCGAGCTATCCCCACCGTCACCAAGAGGCTGGTGAAAGACCTGGACGACGTGCGCTCTGTCGCGGCGAACGATCCAGAGGTTGCCGCTGCTGTGAAACTTCCGGCTGACGAGGGACGCCCCGTGATTCAGCAGCGCATGAAGGTCGCGCGCGAAGGCCAGCCGGAGCGCTACGAGGTCGCAGACCGTGCGTTGGCAAAGGATCCGATCACTGTCACGCAGCTGCTTTCCAGGCTCGTGGACGCAGAGAAAGGTCTTCCCGATTCCGACTTGGTCATGGGGAAGAAGGCCCTCTTGGCCATGCGCGATGACCTTCGCAATGATTTCGCCCCGCGGTGGTCGGGAGGCGCGTCGTGGAATGGCGAGCATCAACCCATCACGATAGAGCAGTTGCGCGGGTGGGTTTCTGCTGCTCAGGCAACGGGCGAGCGGGCCATGGGTGGCATCAACGGCACCAACGCGCACATCATACCGCATCGTATGGAGAACATCGCCAACTCAATCCTTGAGGAGCGCTTGGACAAGGCCGCCGGCGCCGGGGCAAAGCAAGCCGTGGATGGAATTCGCGAATCAGACCGGGTCTTCTCCGCGCTCAAGCGGATCGACGAAACCATGGAATCGCGCGGGGTGAAAGAGCAAGCCCAGGCCGCGGGGCTTGGCACCAAGATGGAAAAGGAATTCCGCAAGCAACGGCTAGCTGCCGCCGTCGCTCTGGCATCGACTGGTAACCCTAGAGCCGCCGCCGCCGTGGTTGGCTCTGATCCGCTCATGCAGGCGGTATCAAGCGGCGCGCGCGCTATCAACGATTCTGTGCTGGCCCCTTTGCAGAAGGCGGCAGAAGCAGGCGTTCCTTGGGCTCAGCTTTCGCGCATGGCCATCGAACAGGGGATCCCGCTGTCGACGGCGCGCATGGTCCTGGACCGGGTCACCAATAAGCCCTATCAGCCGACGCCTACGCTTGCGCCAAAGGTTGGGATCGCTCCGTCTGTCGACCTCACCGGAAGAGCCACGAGCCTTGCGACAGGACTAAGAACGCCATGAAGCAAAGTCCAATGACGGTGAATTCCACCAGCAGCGTCTTGAATTCGTTGCGCATCCTATTTCTCTGCCAGGCGTTGGTTGGGGGTGCTCACCTCGGTGTTGAGCTTCAGGGCGCTAGTGCGCGACTTGGTCTCAGCGGAGCTTTGTTTGATGGCGGACTCGATATCAGCCAAGAGCGTTGGACTGACGGGAGAAACGCCCAGAATGGTGCACAGCTGCTTCTGCAGCCACCACGGCACGGTCCACTCTGGGTCTTTGGCGATGGCATCGGCCAGAGAATCTTGGATGGCGGCGCAGACGTCCGAATAGATGCGGGGGAACATCGCTTGCAGGTGGGTCACCTCGATACTGATGAGCATGCCTTCTTGGGCGAGCTCCAGCATCACCAGCGGGTTCTTGGCGATGCGCCAGGCCCAGCCCCACTCAGCCCACTCGCCTGGGCTCGGATCGTGGAGCTTGGGGCCGGTGAGGAGCGCCTGGACGCGGCGGGGGAAGATTCCAGACAGGTACGCCACACCCCGGGCGAAGGCCTGCGCGGTGGACGGCATTATTTCTTGCGGAATGTTGACCATGGACTCGCTGAGGGATTCCTCGTCGATGTCTCGCGCGAACGCTTCGTGCATCTCGTGGTAGTCGGGCAGCTCGGGCGGCCCCATCTCCTTGCCGGCCTTGAGCGTGGCCACGAGTTCCTTCACCCGCTTGCGCAACGTATCGGGGAGCTTTTCGGCCCTGGCAACCTCGGCTTCGGTGATGTCCTTCCATTTTTTGCTGAGGGCGTGCGATACTCCCAGCACAGCAACCAGATACTCGCCTTTTTCGGTCATGACTTGATGGTAGCACGATCTTGCAAAAACGTGCCAACAGGAGAACGACATGCAGTCAGCGCGTAAACCAGCAGCGGAAATCAACACGCAGGTCACGATCCCCGACAACGCGGGCTACACGTGGCTCTTTGATTCGACCGACCCCCGGCGATTCAAAAGCGTGGCTCTCGGGAAGACGGCAGGGGTTCGCGCGCCAATGGCAGACCGAGGAGGGGCCAAGGGCCAGATCGCTCTCATCGGCGCTTCATGCACAGGACAAAACGTAAACCTTGTAGCCTACACGATGGATGGAAACGGGGCGTGGCAGTTGTATTCATCCGTGACCATTACGGCGGGAGCTTCCCCTCAGTTCGTCGATTGGACCATTTCTGCTCCTGATGTCCTGATCGGATTTCTTGCCGGAGCGTCCGCGCCGTCGGACATCATAACAACGCTGCTTCTTCTTGATCGGGCATAAGGAGAAACCATGGGAACAATCATATGGGGCGCTCCACCTCTCGGGACAGTGGCGGCCATATCTGGTGCTGCCATAGTGGATTTCGGCAGCACACCGAACGATGAGGCACAAGTTGTCGTCACGGGGCTAACGGATCTCACAGCGTCGTCTCGGGTGTCAGCGTTCATCCTCGACGACTCGACCACGAGCGACAACACCGCAGCGGCGCACGCCTCTTTGGCCTTCGCGTCCAAGGTTTCCGTCGGCGTCAGAGTCGCGGGGGTTGGGTTCACGATCTCAGTGCGCCTTCTGATCGGCAAGGCAACCGGGACATATGATGTCGATTACCTTTACACACCGTAACCAGGAGAAATCACAATGGGCTTTCTGACACAGATTCTAGGGCTAGGTGGCAACCGTATTGCTGACGTGGACGCAAATGCACAGCTAAAAGTAGGGCTTCCGACCGTTGCTAATGCGATGGGCGTTGCTCTCATTGGTAGCCAGAACGACGACGGGACATATACGGGAAACGTGCAGATGTTTTCCCCGGAAACAGACGCGGACTATCGCATGCGAGTTTCCGAGGATTGCATGCTCGAAGAGGAGCTATTTAACTACACTTCTCAGAACACGGGGAAACATACAAGCATTGCGGCGGCAGCCAATCTGGCACCGTCGTGGACAGCTGGAGGATACAACACCAATCCGACGGGGGTGGTTACTGCGTCGAGTGGTGCCACGCTGCAATCCTACAAGTTCTTCCCTCAGATATCGACGGGAACGCTGTCTCTCGACATGGAAGCGTCGTTTTCTGCGGCACCAACGGCAAACAGCACAATTGATTTTGGTCTGTTCCTTGGCGGGGCATCCAATCCGTTCGCCCCAACTGATGGCGTCTATTTCCGCCTTGGACCGGGAGGGCTGTACGGGGTGCTCAACTATGGTGGAGTCGAAACCACCATCGGGCCATTCCCGGCGTCTTTGGGAGCTGGCGTCTGGGGATACGCTCTAAATCAGAAGTATCAATTCATCGTCTACACTACAAACAGAAGTGTGGAGTTCTGGATCAACTCGGGAGACCCTGTCGGCGCTGTCTTGGCCGGAATAATCCCCACCCCAGTTGGCCAGGGGTCTAACTTCATGTCTGCGGCACTGCCTTTTCGGATTAGACACGCAATCGTCGGTGGAGCAGCCGGAGCGGGGCTCAACATGATCTTGTCCAGATACTCCGTCCGAATCGGCGGCGTAGCCCTTGGTGACACGATGGCCGGGAATGGCTCGCGCCTGCTCGGAGCGTACGAAGGTCTTTCCGGTGGAACGGTTGGCTCGCTCATGGGCGGTACGGTTTCTTCTGGTTCCATTGCCGCCCCAACGGCAGCGGTTCCGACCAACACAACGAACGCTCTAGGCATCGCCGGGCTCGGCGGGTTGGTCTATGAGACCCCCACTCTCGCCATCGGTACCGACGGCATTATCATCGCGTATCAGGTTCCAGCGGGATCGACATCGGTTCAGGGACGCAGGATGAAGGTCAACGGTGTCTCGCTGGCGTCGTTCATCCAAGCAGTACTTACTGGCGGGCCATTGAATATCCGCTACTACCTAGCGTTCGGAGGAACAACCGTTAGCCTCGCAACGGCGGAATCCGCAACCGCAAAGGCGGCCAGGCGTGTGAATCTTCCTTTCGTTCAGACCATCACAGCGGCGCAGGCCGTGAGCACGGCGGTTGCGCAAAACGTCTACTCGGAGAAGTTCGTCAATCCGATTTACGTCAATCCTGGAGAGTGGGTTATGCTAGTCTCGGCCAAAGTCGGCACGGCAATCACAGCGGGAACAATCGCTCACCAAATCGGCTTCGATTACTCCTGGGAATAAGTGCAACCGATAGTTCCGCCAGTCTATCGCACCGGGAATCCTGACCTTGACAGGAATTTCGATGCGATAGCTGCGGCCTTTCGTCGCCTCAACCTGGGGTCTGGCGACCACCTCGTCATTGTCGACAAGTCGGACACGCCAGACACCGTAGAAAATAAGGTCGTGCAGGGAACGGGCGTCACCATTGAGAAGACGGGCAAGGCTGGCGACAGGCAATTGACGGTGTCCGCGGACGCGGGCGGCATCGTCAACGAGATCACGAACAACGAAACGCTAGTCACGAACATCAGCAACAGCCTGACCACGAACGAGACCTTCGTCACCAACGTCACCAACATCACCGAGGTCAACTCGACGACGCCGACAGCGGTCGCAACGACGCTCTTTCCCGCGCTGAAGCCAGACCCGCTCAATGATGGATTTTTCGCATGCGTGTTCAAGGGCGGGCACAACAAGGGCGGAAATGACCCGATGCTGTTCGGGTGGGTTGAGATCTCGCCAGGTGTCATCGAATACCAAACTCTCGGACTGCTCGACAGTGCGTGGCTTGACGGTGTAGACCCAACGCCAGCCTACGGCAAAGCCTCTTCGCTAATCGGCAAGGCTGTGCTCGCCTACTACCAGGGCGACACGTCCATTCTGGGTGACGAAGAAAAGCTCCAGGGAAAATGGATCTTCGATTCGGTTGGCTTCGAGTGGCAGCCAACGTCCGGTCACCCCGGTACGTATAGCGGGGTGACGACCTACCCCCGCATGCACCGAGCGCCAGGGTTCACGCCCGGCACTTCGCTGCCGGCGGGCGCCACCTTGCAGGCCCAGACAGGCAACTCGTGGGGCACCAAGTTCTTCACGCTCAACACCACCGCGGTCATCGGAACTGACCCGCTCTCATTCACCGTCACCGATTCGAAGACGTGGACCGACCGGCATCTTCTCTGCACGTCGCCCGAGCTGACCACCGAGAACGTTAGCCTGGCTGCGCAGACCGTCGAGGGGACGATAGGGGGATCTGCTTCATCGGATACCACAAACCCGATTGCGAATTCTTTCGTGGCCGCCAGCGCGTTAGGCATCACGTCGATACCCGCGGAGCCCTTCGAGATCGACATCGCCTCGGTCTACGTCGCCGGCCTCAACTACGATTCGGTTCTGACCGTGGGAGCCCAGCTCTGGGAGGTGACGCCAGACGGGGTGAGCGAGGTCGGGGCCATGATCGCGGCCGGCGAGTGCACGCCGCTCTCGAACGGAACGACCTCGAGCATCGTTTTTCATGCCACGCCGTCGGCTGTCCGGTCTGTCTCTCCCACCAACAAGCTGATGATGCTGTGGACGCTGCACCTAGAGGCCACGTCTGCGCAGGCCACGATCACGGTGCGGATTTCCTACGGAGCTCCATGGGGCACGAAAATCACGGTGCCCTGGCAGATGAGCGTCACCGGCGTGGCCACGGGGGCGCACGACCAGCTTGACCACAGAAATTTCAAAAATCAGCACCCCAATTGCTCGGTACACCCCGTACTCAGCACAAGCGCTAGCGTCGGTTGGATTTGGCTGGGGAATGGTCCTGCCAACGACAGGGGCGTCTCCGACCGAAGCGACTACGTGAAGGTCACCCTCCAGGGGGACACGTACGGGGATGGCGTCTACGGCATCAAGCCAACATGGCAGGACGGAACCGAGATTCCCGACGGGTTCCTCGTTGGCGTCTACATCGCCAACGCCACGCCGTCGACCCAGAAAAAGGCTGTGAGCGGAGCTACCCCGCCGACGGGAAGCGGATTTCTTCCCCTCGCCAACGACGCCCTGCCCAACGGAGCGGGCAAGCAGCACACATTCAATGGACCGACCGAGTTGGTGTACCGACTCGACCTTACCGAGCAACGCTGGCGCCTTGTCAGCTTCCAAACCTACGCAGTGGTGACCTCATGAAAAGACCGAACGACATCTACATCGACGCCGGCATGTTCGCTGCGCTCTGTGTACTCGCACGTGCAATTGGAGGTGCTCCGTGAATCGACTTCGTGCAATTGTTCTTGGAATTCTCATCATCGCGACTGCGTGGGCGCCTTCCGCCTGGACGCAGACCTGCCCCGGTGGCGAGACTGGTAATCTTGCGGACCTGTGCTCGGCAGACGGCAAGATCGACCCAAGCCAGCAGCGGGGTAAAATAGTCGCGGGTCCTGGGGTCCAAATCACGGCGACGACAGGTACTGGCACAGGAACGGCCACCGTCACCGAAGCGCCATCAACCAGCACCATGACTCTGTCGGCATCGGCGGCCAGCAACAGCAATACTCTCTACGCCCACGACGGTCTAGGCTTCTACGGCACAACCACGACAACTAGCACAGCTACCAGCTCGACACCGGCGACGCTGACCAATACGTCGACGGTCACGAACAGCGCCACGGTCACGAACAGTCAGACGCTCACGGGCAGCACGACCAACACAAATAGTCAGACGATCACTGGAACTAATACTCTCACCGGCACCAACACGGTCACCAACACCAACACGGTCACCAACACCAACACGGTCACCAACACCAACACGGTCACCAACACCAACACGGTCACCAACACCAACACGGTCACCAACACCAACACGGTCACTGCTACAAACTTCTACGCTCTTGTGGCAAATCTTGGAGACAATAGCGCTACACCATTGACGCTTAGCGGATCTACCTGGACACCGGGTACGACAATAAACGTCGGAAATGGACCATATGCTGTCGCAACAGGCTTACAAGGTCTGCGCTGGTTAATTTCAGACTATAACAACAGCGTGGCATATCCTATTGCGCGAAGTGGAATGAACTGGACTGTTGGCACAGGTTTGGGCATAACAAGTACGGGGTCTCGTTGCGCGGCAATGGACTCTAGTGAGACATACGCACTAATAACTAACGACGACTCTGTTATGACGACTATACCTTTGTCGTGGAACGGATCCGTATGGGTAGTCGGGGCAGGGCTGAGCGCGGGATCGGCTGCGTATTGTGTCGCAATGGATGCTAGCGGCGGTGTAGGATTGGTAACGGACTACGCCAATATTTTTCCATTGACCAGGAGTGGAACAACATGGACCGTAGGAAGCGCTGTAGGCATAACAGGGGCGACACGCTTATGGGGAATAGCGACAGATTCTAGTGGTACGTACGCTCTAACAGTAGACAATTCAACTTCACAATTGATAACGCCACTAGTGCGTAGCGGATCTACCTGGACACCAGGTTCGGCAATAACTAACGGGGCGCAGCCGCGAGGATTGGCCTCTGATTCCAGTGGTGTGTACTGGCTTGTTGCTAACGCTGGAGGGACCGTGCTTCCGTTCGTGCGTAGCGGATCTACTTGGACGCCTGGTACGGCGATAAGCGTGGGCGCGTATCCATCTTATGTAGCCACAGACCCTAGCGGCGTGTATTGGCTTGTTACCTTGACGAATGGGACCGTGCTTCCGTTCGTGCGTAGCGGATCTACTTGGACGCCTGGTACAGCGATAAGCGTGGGCGCGTCTCCGAGAGGCGTGGCGATAGCGGCGCCAACATCTACCGGCACGCAGACATCTACCGGCACGCAGACCGCTACCGGCACGCAGACCGCTACCGGCACGCAGACCGCTACCGGCACGCAGACCGCTACCGGCACGCAAAGTTCAACCTCGCTCAATACCTACACACAGAGCTACACGTATTTGCAAACTTCAACCGCTCTCAGCACGTGGACATACCTGCAGACGAGCACAGCACAGCAGACCTCGACTGGAACACAGACAAGTACGGGCACGGTTCCAGGCACGCGGACGCTCACGGGAACGACGACCACAACTAACACTGTGACAGTGATGGAAGTCGCAAACAACCCTGAAATCGTTAACACGCGGACCAGCACAGCGTCGACAACCAGCTACAGTCTGGCTACCTTCAGCGCCGGAATTGCGCAGTCGGTTCGCCAGATGACATCTGGCGATGTGACCGGGGCGCTTGGCTACACGCCTGGAACCGGAAATGGCAATCTCAACGGAAACGGCGTCAGCTGTTCAGGCAACTACATCAGCCACGCGAACGGACTCGCGACAGGGTGTTCGACCTATAGCTATCTTTCGGGGAATGGGGTATCTGCGAGCAGACAATTGGTTGATGCCACCAACGGTTTGATCACGGGGGCATACACGTTAGTCACGTCGGACATCATAGGAGCCCTCGGCTACGCACCACTGCAAAGCACGTCGGCTGGACTCGTTCCTTCATTTAATTTCACGACGATTCCAAGCACCGATAGATACAGCACATCGGGATGGGTCCAATTATATATTGCGTCCACGACAGGGACGGCAAATCAATGGGAAACCGTGTACGTGACGGGTTCCCTGTACCAGACCAACGCCACTGAGCAGCCGTGTTCACTTGGGATATTCCTAGATGGAACACAGATAGGGGCGTCTGGGAGCGCGTCCCAGGTTGTCAATCAATACGTTAACGTGTCGACTATGGCTGTTTTCCAAAAATCGTCTACTTCGCGCGGACTAGAGATTAAGATGTATAGCCCGTTGTCGTCGTGCTTGGCCATCACCAACTACGTCACGCTAGAAACCAGGACGTATAACCAATGATTCCAACCCTTCCCGCAACCATCCTAGCCCTCGCCGACCTGTGTGTCGCCGTGTACGTGGTGGCGGGGAATTTCATTCACGAGACGCCGGAACAAAGAAGCCATCGAGAAGGAAGTAGCACACCATGCAAACCACCTATGAGCACGAACTGCACTGCGGTCGGGCCGAGAAATTGGAAAAGCGGATGGACAAAGCAGAGGAAACCGTCAACCAAATCCGGGCAACGTGGAACGTGACAAAGATTCTCGTGCCACTCTCGGCGCTCGCCGTATTCGCTCACACGGTCTGGCAGCTCGTGGTGGACCTTCGCGGCGGTCGGTGATAGCCTTAGCCCGACCATGAGAAACCAAAGGAGATCTGACCATGAAACCGATTGACCTGTTGACCATCGTTGTTGGGGTGCTGTGCTTGGTTGCGATCAAGTTCGCGCCCGACCAGACCACGCTGCTTGTCGCTACGGGGATGTTCCTCATCGGCAAAGGGCTTCCGCAGGGTCTGGGCAACACCAAGACGAACCCGAGTCCTCCCAGCACCGGGGCTACGCCCACCGTCGCCTTGATCTTGGGCTTCGCTCTAGGAACGCTCGCTCTCGTGTCGTCCGCTCGCGCCGACAGCAACAACCCGTCGAGCGGGGGGTGCGCGATCTACCAGCCTAACCTTGACGGAACCGCGTGCGTCCCCTCAGCGACTGTGGCATGCACCTGCAAACTGTCATTTCAGGCAAGCGCCATTACTCCGCTCGTTGTGGCCGATCTGAAGACAGGAGACGTATCTGTTGGCGTGCAAAGCCTGGGCGCCTGCTATGGAGCTACCTACGCGCCGACGAAATGGTATGCCAGTGGACTCGACTACTGTTTCGCAGCCAAGTTCGCGCAAGACTCCCCGAACACGCTGTCGCCGCTAACGTTCATGGTCCACTTAGCCGACTATGGATCGTTCGGAGCTGGCCCCACCTGGACTGCTAGGTCTGGCAGCAATGACGGCTATTGGCGGTGGATGTTCTACATGAGCGGGCGTTTCTCAATCAACTAATCATGAAGTTCTGGATCCCCGGCCCGCTTCCGGGCATGAACGAAATAATCGCAGCGGCCAAGGCTGGCGGCCGGGGAGCGGTCTACGCGAAAATGAAACGCGAGTGGACGCAGAATGTGGCCTGGCACGTTAAGGCGGCCGGAATCCGCGCCAAGCTCAAGCGCGTGCGCCTGCATTTCCACTGGATTGAGCCGCGCAATCGCAACGGTGCTCAACGCGACCCGGACAACATCGAGTCCGGCGGCCAGAAGTTCGTCTGGGATGGCCTGGTGCTCGCTGGCGTGATTTCGAACGACAAGCGCGAGCAGAACGCGGGAACCACGCACCGGCACAGCCTGGGAGCGATTGCCGGCGTCGAAGTCGAGATTGAGGAGGTGACCGATGGAACCTGAATACCTGCAAGACCTGATTGCACATGAGGGTGTGATTCCGTGGCTCTATTGCGACATCAAAGGGCTTCCGACGATAGGAATTGGGAACCTCGCAGGAACGGAGCAGGCCTTCGTCGCGCTTCCTATGGTCCATCAGGGTGGGGCGCATGCCACCGATGAAGAAAAACGCGATGTCTACGCGCGCACTCTGGGAGCCTTCGCCAAGGGCATGACCGCGATGGGGTACAGGTGCAGAAGCGACCTGCGCCTTGACCACAACGACACCTTGTCCCTCGTGACCAAACGGCTGGAAACGGAGTTCATTCCCGGCATCAAGGCGGTCTGCCACGACTTCGACGAATGGCCTCTGGCTGCTCGCCGTGCCACCGTGGACATGGGATACAGCCTAGGCGTCCACGGACTGGTGCACGGGTATCCCAGCCTCGTAGCGGCCCTGCAGGCGCGCGACTGGGCCACGGCTGCAGGGGAGTGTCACCGGCGCAAGGACGGCGAAGACCCGAAGGACCCGACCACGTGGGGAACGCGCAATGCTTGGACTCGCAAGATGTACCTCGCTGCGATGGGGTAGCCGCGTGGGTTGCTGGTGGCCTTGGTGCAAGCTGCTGCCGTTCGCCAAGTGCCCATGCGAAAACCAGTGACACGATTTGCGCTAACCGTGTCACGGTAATAACGGTCTACTCCATCTCTTGCTTAACAGGCCGTACGCGCAGGTGGGTCATTCTGATGGCCCCGAGGCACGTTCCGTCCTCTGTCGTGATGACCGCGTGGGTGTCCGTGACCTGTGAGCACGTCAGGCGGCTGTTGAGTCGTTCGGCGCCGTAGACAGGAAAAAGCTCGTTCCACTTGTGCAAGACGAGCTGGACAGAAGCCCCGTTCTCGATCTTGGCCCGCGTGCGAGTCGCTTCCGTGGTTTTCGCGACGAAGCCTGACGCCTGCATCACCGCAAGCAAGTCAAAAAGATTAGAGAGCGAGCCTTCGAGCGAATCGAGTGCTTCTCTAAGCTGGTCGCCCCCTCCGGGAACGAAGAAATCGAGCTTTCTCATATCCCACTTGCGTATCCTCGCCGCCAGAGGGGCAATGTGCTTGTCTCGGTGAAGGCGCACGGACTCCATCGCCACGTCGATAGACGGGCGAGGAGGAACCTTGACGGCAGAATCACCGTGAGGAGATGTAGCGGCTAACTCTCCCTGCTCGGGCGTTGGCTCGCCGGGGTCTTTCTCAGCTGGTTGGTCCGACGGTTCGGGCACCGCGGGCAGGTCTTCGATTGGTACGTTTCCAGGTGTCTCTACTCGCATTGCATTCTCCTTTGTTCGATGTTGGTGTACAGCTTTCGGTACTTCAGGGCTTGCTTATCCATGAATTCTCGCACCATGTCCCTGGTCCATCCTTTGAACGTTCCCCACGTGAGCCGGTGAATGCTCTCATGGCACTCCGGGCACAATGGGACAGCTCGATGATCGTGTGCGCGCATGCCCATTCCTACGTCATGACGTGGGTGACGCGGCGGCCCCGATTTGTTTCGGCAGTCAGTGGCGCAACAGGTTTGAACGCCAAGCCAGCAGACATAGTCTCTATCCTCGTTTGCCATCGGTCCTTGGTCTTTCTGCCCACTTCGCGCGGGCCATGTCGTCGCACGTTGGTCTTCGACTTGTTGCGTGCATGCACTTCCCTGTGATTGCTTCCTTGTTTCCGAATTCCTTTTCTACCGCGCATATTGCGATTCTCAGCGCGCACAGATTGTGCACCCCAATTCCGCGCATCCATTCCATTAGCTCAAGCATTCGTTGCAGTTCTTTCGTCACTTGCGTCCATTGCTTGATAATACAGTTGCAGCTTCAACTGATGCCACATTCCTAGAACGACTCCGCGGCTCTTGTGGCGCCAGTCCTTGGGGTCTTCGGATTCATCGCGCATCATTTCCCACACGGTTTGGTAGTCGAGTCCGGTCCTGAACTTGTCGAAGCCTGGCAGGCCGTGCCGTCTTCCCCATGTGCTTGGCATCGGGCCACTATGGCATACCAGCTCGGCATCGACCGCACGCCCGCACGCCGTCCGAGTCGACGATCTCTGCCACCTTCTCGACGCCGCACTCGCTGCATCCGCGCTCCATTGCCTTGGCCTTGAATGCGGCGATAGAAGCCTCCTCGAATTTCTTCAGTGCTTCGCTTGGCTTCGCAGACTTGTCGCCCATGATGTAGCGATGGGTCTCCGCTACTGCTTTTTTCTCCGCATCACCCATTGCGCGCGTGTAGACGTAGTTCTCAATGTAGACGCCGTCCAACCGCTGGTACAGCTCGGACCACGCTTTGCGGGCTAGGCCGCGTCGTCTGGTTTCTGCTGGAGTTGGCATTGCGGTTCTTCTTTCTTTTGACTGTCGACGTAGGCAGCGAATTGTTGTTGACTCAAAGCCTCTTGCTCGTATTGGTCCATGAAGCGGTCGAGCCCTTGCGCTGATTCGAGGCTATCCATCTTCGCCCGGTTGCCTTTCTCGGTTGAGTATTCCGTCGATAACCGACTGCGGAGGAAGCTTGTTGTTGGCGCGCTTGATTTCCCACATGAGATCACAAGCGTTCTTGTAGCTCAAATTGATTGCGGGAATTCCCAGTGCTTCCAGTGTCTTCGTCTGGTTGTAGTTGGCTAGGCCCTTCGCTTCTCGCATTTTAAGGTTTCCGATTAACTTCGAAGCTTGCGCCTTGGTTAGGCCCTTGGGAACGTCGATCTTGCGGGATTGCATCCACGCCATCTGCGCCTCGCTTGGTACCGCGCCACTGAAACGCTCGTCCCAAGTGTCCTGCTTGGTCTTGGACATGTGCATGACATCGAAGGGGTTGTAGACTTGACCCTTCTGGTAATTCGAGCGGGCAGCAATGAGGGCCTTGCGAGCCTTCTCGTTGCGGATTTTCTCGCGTGCCTCTTCGAGGGCTTCGCCGGCCTGCTTGCCTTTGCTGGCGTTGACGATCTTCTTTGCTAGGGCTACTTCGTCTTCGTCGTACTTGCCTCCGAGGATATCAAGTGCGCTGGCCAGGTCGTGACGCCCGCTGTTTCCCGTGAATTCCAGGACCAGGCAGTCCTCCTTGCCAGGGTAAGGGCGCAACCCTCGACCGATGATTTGTGCGTGCAGTGAACGGCTCTTGGTTGGCCTGCCCTGCGCGATGCAGGACACAGGCGGGCAGTCGTAGCCCTCGGTTGCGATCCCGCAATTGGTCAGGTATTGGAAGTCCCCGCGCTCGAATCCTGCGAGGATGCTACGCCTGACATCGACAGGGGTCTTCCCGTTCACCGACCGTGCAGAGCCTGGCTTGATGACGTTGAACAGCTCGGCGCTGCGAGTGGCGTTGTCAACGCTCGTGGTGAAGAACAAGGTCTTTAAGTCCCCGGACTCCTCAACCGTAGATTTCACCATGTGGGCAATGGCAGCCTCTACCATCGCTGCATCCAAATCCCCCTGATTCAGGTCTCCCGCCGTGGTCCTGCATGATGACAGGTCTAGCTCTCCCAGGAAGATGGGCAGGATCCGAATGGGGCACAGGTAGCCGTCTTTTATTGCATCGTCGATCTCGTAAACGTAGGCGACGGACTCGAAGACCAAGCCCATCGCTTTTTCGTCTGCTCGGTCAGGGGTGGCCGTAACTCCGAGTAGCTTGGCTCCAGAGAAGTGATCGAAGATTCTGCGATAGCTAGGCGATGGCGCGTGGTGGGCCTCGTCGCACACAACGATACCGAAATGGTCCGGTTTCCATCTGGACAATCTGTCTGGCTGGGACAGCGTTTGCACGCTGCCAACAACAATTCGCTCGTTGCCAGCGTAGAAATCAGCTTGCTCGAGCCCAACCATCTCACCGGTTTCTTTGCCTAGCCTTCCCCGTGCCTGCTGTAGCAGCTCGTCCCTGTGGGCAAGTACCAAAACTTTGCCTGGCCAATGACGGGCAACCTCGGTGAACACGCGTGTTTTCCCGGTGCCCGTTGGTATCACGAGAAGCGTGCTTCTGAATTCCGCAAGCTTCTCCCCAATGCCATCAACAGCATCACGCTGATATGGTCGCAGCGATTGGTCGGTTGAATGCGGAACCACCAGGCCGGAATCGAGCGTATCGAAAGCAAGTCCTAGCTGCATTTTCCTAGGTCCGTCACGAATTTCATTTTTCCGTTGAACATCACCACCGCGTGCGTTCCATCGTCCTTCAGCTGTCCGGGCAACGAATGCATCTCGTGCGCGCGTAGCCACCCGCGCCCAGAGCAAGCCTTGCACTGGTTCTGCACCTTCTGAATGACCTTGCAGTACAGGCACACGGTCTCGGGCATCAACTGCCGGACGGCTACGGCGGAAGCGTGCAGGGCAGCCTTTACCGTCGGATAGTCAATCAGGTGGCGGGTGCAGTCGGCCTGCATCCGCTTGAGCTTGTCGTCGAGGTGAGAAAGAAACACATGCTCGCTGTAGGCGTCGGAGATTACCTCCTTGGGCACGGCCAGGCCGTGGCAGTCGATGCACTCCGTCTCCTCGCTCTCCTCTTCTGCTTCTGGCTTTTTCTTTGCTCGGTGGACGGCAGACTCGACCGCGCTCGGTGTTTTCCCGGTGAGCTTGGCCACCTTTTTGATGGCGTTCTTCTTGGCGCCGCCGGAGTGGCGTCCGGGCTTGGGCGATGGCGTAGGGGCCGTTTCCTCGTCGCCACCATCTGTCGGCAAGTCCTCCATGGCGTACGTGCGTGTGACGATTCCGTTCTCGCTTTTTTCAATCTTTGTCGGAGCTTGGCATCCAGAATATGCGTCGCTCTCCCCATCCCCATCTCCGTCATCATCCTCCTCCTCCTCAACCGTCGGGAAGTCCCCTCCGTGCTCGGCTACGATGCGCACCAGCTCTGCCAGGCTCGCGTCGCGTTCCGCTGAGTCGTGTCGGCGGTAGACGTTCTCGACGTGGGTCAGAGCCTCCAGCGCCGCCGGAGAGCCCTTGACCAGCAGCACATCCACCGCTCGCAGGCCTAGGTTGAGGCACGCGGCGATTCTATCGGAGCCAATGACCAGCCTGTTCGTCCTCCACGCTACCACCGGGGGCTGTGCAGGCTGCCCGCCAGAGGCCGCGAACGACTCGCCCAGGGCAATCACGCGGGGAAGTTTACGGCGGGCCGCTATGTCGCCGGGGAGGCGCATCTCGGCGATGGGGAATGATTTGAAAAACGCGCGTTCAATGCCGAGTGACGCGACTGTGGACCAGTTGACGATGCTCATGTTGCGCTTTCTGTCCACGGAGCGGACGGCTGGAGGGTGAGGAGGTCTGCGATCTGCTGGTCGAGTTCGGCGTTCCTGGCGGCCCTGGCGCCCCTGGCGGCGCCCCAGGCGGCGCCCCAGGCGGCGCCCCAGGCGGCCCTGGCGGCACTGGCGGCACTGGCGGCGTCCCCGGCGGCCTCGGCGGCGTTCCTGGCGGCGCCCCTGGCGGCGTCCCTGGCGGCCCAGGCGGCCCAGGCGGCGGCCCTGGCGGCGTCCCAGGCGGCGTCCCTGGCGGCGTCCCTGGCGGCGTCCCAGGCGGCGTCCCCGGCGGCCCCGGCGGCGGCCCCGGCGGCCCTGGCGGCGGCCTCGGCGGCCCTGGCGGCGGCCTCAATTTGCTCGCAGGTGGCGTCGTCTGGGAGAGCTCGCAGAGTGGCGGCGTGGTCTAGGATGCCGGATTTTTCGCACGCGTTTGCTGCGTGGACGCGGGCGGCTCGCAGCGCCCACCGGCGCGCCAGCTCCGCTGCTGCTGGCGCTGCACCGTCGACGCATAGCCACCAGAGCAGCCAGTCCAGGCGTTTTTCTTTCGCGAGCAATTCCCAGCACTGCTGGGCCGTTGTGCAGTTGGCGGCTACCCACGTTCGACCGGTCTCACACGCGTCGATTTCGATAAAATGTTCGTCAAGTTTTGTCATGGCCGTTTCTCTCTCTCTCTACACGTCCGTGTTGTACGACTCGGCCACGCCATCGACGAAAACGATTGCTCCTGGCTCCTCGCTGTGAATGACCTCCCAGATAATCTGTAGGTCGTTCTCCAGTGCGAATTGCTTGACCACCTCTGTGCCGTCCTCATCCACGCACTCTGCGTCCTCGATCAAGATGGCCTTGAGCTGCGGATGGAGCCCGGCAACGATTGCACACGAGCAGCGGATGCGGGCCGCCTTGGACGCCTGTGAGAACGGGTGCCCCTTGTAGAGCACGCCGCCCTCTGTGGCAAAGGCCAGCTCCGGGATTGGCCAAGGAGCCGCGGCAGTAAGGCGTGCCTTTTCCTTGTCTATCTCTGCAATCTGCAGGGTGAGGGCAGCTTTCTGCTTTTCGAAGTCGTCGACCTCGCCCTTTGCCTTGAGGCGCGCCTGCTTATTTCGCACGTTCGCATTGACCTGTTCGGCGGAGCGTATTCGCTCGGTGATTGCCGACGTGTCGATTGCGGGCTTGAGTTCTGCGACTGCCTTCTCGGTCTCCACCCGGCGCGCGCGCGCGGCAATGAGGGCTTCGTGCAAGCGCTTGCATTCAGCGGCCGCTTCCGAGTCTGTCTTGATGACAGCGTCGCGATTGCGGTTGTGATCTTCGGCACGCTCCTTGTCGCTCACCAGATCGGCTACACTCACCTCTGCATCAGGTGCGGTCAGGCAGGCGATGGGGTAGGTGTTGAGTCGGCCAAATGCCCCATCGAGCTGGTTTCCCACCCGAGTGCGCTTGTCTTTCAGTTGGGCGAGCTTGCTGTTCTGCTCGGTGAAATCGAGATTGAGCAGCCGCCGAAGAATTTTTTCTTGCTCGAGCTTATCGGCCTTCTCGAATTCAATCGGAGAGAACGCCAGTAGGTTATAGAGCTTCTTCAGGATCTCCATCGGTGCGGACTGCTTGGTGCCGTCCTTGTCGCGCACAATGACTGTGATTTTTCCGGCCCTATCGATGCGTGATTCGACGGTGAGTTCTCCTAGGTCAATCATTCCCTCGGCGTGGTGCGCTCCTCCGTGTACCGGATCGTCGGGAACTTGGCGGCCGCCTCCTAGGGTGCCGCGAATGAACTTGAGCAGAGATGATTTACCTTGCTCATTCTTGCCCTTGAGCACGACCCAATTTCGGTCTAGCTCCACGTGCGCGGACTGCAGGCGCATGAAGTTTTCGACATCCACCTTGAGGATGCGCAGTGGTCCGGTCGGCTCGAATGGTTTTTCGTCTGTGGTTTTCATTGTCTACTCCATATCGGTTGGGTCGGTTGGGAAGGTATCGTCTTGTTCTTCTGGTCTGTCGTCGTTCGGATCGGTTGGCATTTCTCCGTTTTCTGCTGCGGTGATGAGCGTGGCCACCTGTGATTCGGATAGCTCCGCGAATGCTTTGATCGCAGTCGGGAGGCGAAGCATTCCGTTGGCCCATTGGAGTTTTGCGATCTTCTTCAGCTCGGCTGCGGCCTTAGCGTCCTTCATTCCGTCCAATTCCTCGGTCCACGGATGTAGCTTTTCGAGAGCCTTGTTGAGACGACTCGCCGGGGTTGCGGTAGCCGGAGCAGGTTTCGCAGCTGCTGGCGCTGACTTCGGCGTGCTCCACGCTGCCGATGATGTGGCGAATTCGATCATGGTCTTGATCTCGGCGTTCGTAATTGCGTCGGCATCGGGAACAGATCGCTTTAGAGCCGTCTCGATCCACGTCCGCATTTCCGCGCCCTCGTGCACCCCGTGGCACAGCAGGATGTCGCACAACTCGTCCATGGGGTCAGTGATGACGGCCTGCTTACCATCGCCAACGTTTCCGTCGTCGTCGTAGTCCGCAGAGATTCCCGATAGAGGCGCGAGCAGATAGCGCCAGCAGTACGTGCGAGAGCTGCCAAATTCCTGCCAGCCGCCGGAGAAAGGTAGCGGCATAGACGAGGATTTCCATTGATCGTGCCAGTGCAGCGATACGGTCAGGACTCCGTCGTTGTAGGTCGCAGAGTGCGCGATTTCGTTTTTGCTAAGCGCTGGCGTGATCGCTTCCAGAACCTGGTCGAGTGTCGCGTATTTGTATCGGCCAGCTTTGCCACGGTCGGCGGTACGATTCGTGGAGAGTTTTTTGTATTCCCCTTGTGCCTTGGCGAGCGCGAGCATCAGCCCGCTAATGTCTTCGGATTGGGATTGTGTTGGTCCGGTCATAATAAGCATGCTTTCTGTCCACGGAGCGGACGGCTGGAGGGGTTAGGTTTGGCGGCTACGGGCGAGGGTATCGTCGGATTGGGATTGTGTTGGTCCGGTCATAATAAGCATGCTTTCTGTCCACGGAGCGGACGGCTGGAGGGTGAGGAGGTCTGCGATCTGCTGGTCGAGTTCGGCGTTCCTGGCGGCCCCGGAGGCCCTGGCGGCGGCCCCGGCGGCGCCCCTGGCGGCCCTGGCGGCCCTGGCGGTGGCCCCGGAGGCCCTGGCGGCGGCCCAGGCGGCGTCCCAGGCGGCGTCCCTGGCGGCCCAGGCGGCCCTGGCGGCGGCCTCGGCGGCGTCCCAGGCGGCGTTCCTGGCGGCCCAGGCGGCCCTGGCGGCGGCCTCGGCGGCCCTGGCGGCGGCCTCAATTTGCTCGCAGGTGGCGTCGTCTGGGAGAGCTCGCAGAGTGGCGGCGTGGTCTAGGATGCCGGATTTTTCGCACGCGTTTGCTGCGTGGACGCGGGCGGCTCGCAGCGCCCACCGGCGCGCCAGCTCCGCTGCTGCTGGCGCTGCACCGTCGACGCATAGCCACCAGAGCAGCCAGTCCAGGCGTTTTTCTTTCGCGAGCGATCCCCAGCACTGCTGGGCCGTCGTACAGTTGGCGGCTACCCACGCTAGCCCGGTCTCACACGCGTCGATTTTGATAAAATGTTCGTCGAGTTTTGTCATGAGGTGTCCTTGTCCTTCCGTCGTTTTCGGGATTGTTCTTACCGGGTCATTTCAGTTTTCGGGATCGTCGTCCGCGAATGGCGAATAGCGCGCAGCCGCTCGGATGCGCTCGCCGTCGAGCTGGTCGAGCCACTGCCCTAGCCTCTCGGCTCTATCGTGGCGGTCCGCACGCACAGCCTGCGCGGTCTGCAGGTAGGCGGTGACATCCCAGACGACGGTGCCAGTGGTGGGGCTATTGAGGATGTATGCGAGCAGCATTGTGAGCATGGAAAATCTCCGTGGTAGGTGCGGGCCCGGCCAATTCCGTAACCGAGCCCGCGGTTTCGACGCATCTATTGCTCCATGGTCCTCCGGTGTGGGGTTAGGGTTGGCGACTACGCACGAGGGTGTCGGCGTACTGCCGCTCGGTCAGCTGGACGCCACACCATACCCAGCGCGAGCTGGTGGGGTGGTTAGCGTAGATGGGCTATGCTGCGACGTAGGCGATGATCGCGGCGATGTCGTCGGCAGATAGACTCGGCATCGCGACTCGCGCGCCCGACACAAAGCGATCCCACTTGGCGGGGCATGCGCGCCTAACCTCGCAGAGTCGGCCGATGAAGTCGGAGGGGGTGCCTTGGGTCTTGCCAGTCAAGCGGGCCAATAGCGCGTTGAGTTGCTCGGTGCGGGTCGTCTGTGATGTCGTCGTCATGTCTATGGGTAATGCATTAGCGGTGCCAAGATTTCAGCAGGCGAGAATCGACGGAAACACTGGGGATATTCTGGCACGGTCCTTGTCCTGACGAGAATTGTCACCCGAGAGTGACGTCTCTGGGCCGGAAAGCGCGCAAGTGTGCGGAATCATTGAGAGCCTAAAATTGTCACCGGGCCGCAAGAATTGCGGAGCAGGATGGAACGGACGGCTAATGGCGCGCGCGCCTGCGCGCGTTGTGCTATCATCATCATCATGAAGGTCGTAAAGGACGCCTCCTATTATGCGCCGGATGCGCTGCTAGACCGCGGTCTGCGAGCAATCAGTGACCTCGTGGACTCCCTGGCGGACGCACCGCCGGAGGACCAGGACCTAGACCACGCTAAGGCCCTATCCGTAGCGGTGCGCACCTGCTGTGAGGTGAGCCGGGAGAGCCGGGAGTCTCTGGAGGCTACGACAGAGCGCAACTTGCACGACGGGGACCTGCAGCGGCTGCTGGTGGCGTACCTGTCTCGCCTGCCAGAGGCAGATCGAGCGGCGCTTCTGCGTAGCACGGATGCTCAGAATCGTGCTACGCTGGCCTGATGAGCGAGCGAGGCGACGAGTACCAGATACGACCGTACAACCCGGAGACGGATGAGGCGTTCGCTTTCCGGGCCTGGCTAGAGGGGCACTGGCCCGGCTACGCCGGCGCGGCTGTCACTCCTAAATCCACCTACCTAGTAGAGTGGCACCGGCTGATAGAGCGCATCCTGGCCGCGCCCGGAACGACGACGGTTGTCGCGACAGTGGTGGACACGCTAGTGGGATTCGCTTGCGCGGACCCAGACTGCCTGCATTGGTGCTACGTCAAACAAGCTTTTCGCGGCCAGCAAATCGGGTACGCGCTCAATTCCCACCTCGGTCTCGGTGGCGCAGGTGAGCCGCGCGTGTGCAGTCACTGGAGCCCGCACCTGCATCCTGCTGGGTGGTCCTACGACCCGCGCATCCTTCGGAGATACCAGCCATGAGCAAAATCACATGCGTACGATTCGGCGGATACGTGCAGCTCGCGCCCCGGCGGCTCGAGGCGGAGTGGAGGCCCGGCCACAATGGCATTGTGGAAATCACGCGCGAGCCGGACGGGTGTCTCGTTTTTCGTCTGGACGCGGGCGCGAGCATCCTCGTCTATCCACAGCCAGGTACCACAGTGATGAGAGAGGGAGACGATGCCCAGCCTCCTCGAATCGCAGCTAGCAATCCTCCTGCGCAAGGCCGCGGGCGTCCGCCGGGCCGGTGAGTTTTCTCCCGCTGCGTGCTCGTTCGGACCGCAGCGCCGGGCAATAGAGAGCACGGCAAAGCGCAAGGTGTTGCGGTGCGGGCGCCGGTCAGGAAAGACCGTCGGCATCGCCATCAAGCTTTTAATGGCAGCGCTCGAAGAGCCCTGCGTGCCGGTCCTGTACATCACCCTGACCCGGGAAAACGCGCGTGAAATCATCTGGGGGGACCTGCAGCGCCTCAATGAGGAGTACCAGCTCGGATTCATCGAGCACATCAGCCGCCTGGAATTCGTATCTCCTAAAGGAGGCGTCATCCAACTACGTGGAGCGCACACCGAAAAAGAGATTGCGAAGTACCGAGGGAAAAAATTCAAGCTCGTCATCATCGACGAGGCGCAGTCATTCCCCGACCGCGTGCTCAAGCCGCTCCTGCAGGACGTGATAGGACCGACCCTCACCGACTACCAGGGCGAGCTATGGCTTGCGGGCACGCGCCCTGCGCTTCGTGGTGGCCATTTCTCTCGCTGCTACGAAAAGGGAGACCTGGCAGCCGCCTGGGAGCCTCACAGCTGGACCATGCTCGAAAACGAGCGCTTCCCCGCACGCATGGCCGGCGTGGACGTCCAGAAAATCCTAGACGATGTCTGCAAGGAAAACGGATGGAGCTCTTCGCATCCTACTTTTCAGCGCGAGTACCTCGACCGAGACATCGAAGACCCGGAAAGTCTTCTTTTCGAGTACGACAAAATCCGAAACGGCTACACCAATCTCCCGCCCGGCGAATGGTCGTTCGTTCTCAGCCTCGATCTCGGGTATGAGGACAACATGGCGCTCGCGTGCCTGGGCTGGCGCACGCACGATGCGCACGTGTACCTCGTCGACGAATGGAGTGACAACCACGTCGACATCACGGACAGCGCGTGCAAGCTGCACCAGTTCGTCGAGACCTACCACCCACAGAGCATGGTCATCGACCAGGGGGCGCTCGGCAAGCTCATCGCGGTCGAGATGCGCCGCCGGCACGGCCTTCCGCTCAAGGCTGCCGAGAAATCGCAGAAGGGCGCGCACATCAAGCTGCTCAACACGGAGCTGCGCAAGGGCATGCTGCTCGCCAAGACCGATTCGGTTTTCGCTGAAGAGTGCGCGCTCGTCCGCAAGGACCCCAAGGCCGCTATGGATGGCAAGCTGCAGGAGCTGACCCGCGCCGCCGGAGGCTTTCACGGAAACATGACCGATGCAGTCCTGTATGGCTGGCGCGAGTGTAAGGCCTTCTTCGAGCGCCCAGAGACGGCAAAGGATCCTCTCTACGTGGCTCCGAGCCCGACGTTGGCGGCAGCCATCGCAGAGCAGAGGTGCAACGCCCACCGCGACCCACTCGACGCATTCTTCGGCGACTAGTCAATTGACATGACTCGTAATTTCACATGCAACTTGCATGTGAAATTACCGACCGAGTCATGAGTGATTACGAACACTTGCGAGACAGTTTTGGACATATGTTCATTACGCATTAAGAGGTGGCATATTATCCTACCCGTATTGCTTGAGCGCTGCGCAATTATGAACATACGTTCAAAACGTGTCCCACCTCTGTATACCTTTGTCTACAATATCGCTGTGGCAGAAAGGGGCACGCGGCGCGCTAAGTGGCGTACTTCCTTTGGATAAAGTGGGGCAAAATGCCATATTGACAGCCTATTTTGTGACGCGCATATTCCGGTCACGCGCGGGCGGGCTGTCTCTGTAGGCGGAGCCGGAGCCCCCGGTTGAGGTCGCTCTCGCTCCGGGCACACGAGATCTAAGTCGAGCGATCTTTCGGACCGGAGGCTAAGAGGCCTTCGGTTAAAACTAAGCAAGGAGATGCCGAATGGAAATGCACAAGGTCAAGTCGAGCAACATTGAGTCAATCGGATATGACGAAGGCACGCACAAGATGCGCGTGAAATTTTCGTCCGGGACTCTCTACGAGTACGAAGGCGTGACCGAGGAGCAGTATCAGCAGCTCCGGGACGCCGATTCGATAGGAAGCCATTTCGCGAAACACATCCGAGGAAACCACGCGGGGAAGAAGGTAGAGTCATGAGCGAACCTGTTACAGACGCGATTGTGCGAGCAGCGGAAATGCTCGAAAGGATGCAGGCCGAAGCTTCCAAGCGCGTGCTTTCTGCATTCAGGTTTGAGGGCACTACCGTACGCGGATCCGTGATTGAGATGGGAGACGCTGCGATCCTGGATACGCGAAAAGTTTTCGTAAGATTCACGCTTAATGATCGAGAAATAGAGACATCTTTCGAGGTGGATCCTAACTTGGGGAAATACGACATGGGGATGGCCTTTAAAAAGCTCATGGACAACGTCTCTGCGGAGGTAGCCGTGATAGTTTGCACCCAAGCCGCCGAAGAGTTCTCGCGCAACAGCGTAAAGGCGCATGAGTTTGAAAGGGGTATGCGATGAGCGTCGTTTTTTGCCCATGCGGCCGTCAGCTTGACGACTCTCACGTGTTTTCAGGCGGAGTCGAGCTGTGCACGGCGTGCGCGACTAGGATGCACGTTCTCGAACAGTGTGAGGCTGCAGCTGCCAAGGCTCGCGCAGAGTGCCAGAGCGAGATTGCAGCGATCACGGCTGAGCGTGACGCCTTTGCCCTCCGGCTGGCTCGGTTATCGCTCAGGCCTGGCCCCTGACATCGCTTTGACTTGACGGTGACACGGTTCGGTGGGATCGTGTCACCATGAGTCCCGGAAAACTCGCCGAATACATCAGCGTTCTGCGAGCCGGTGGCGTGTCTTCGTACGAGCAAACGGCAGAGGGCGAGACCGTGCGGATAGTCCTCGCGCCGGAACGTCCAGCGATGGCTGACCATGTGGCCGCCAAGCCTTCGCCGGACACTCCTTCGGAGCAAGCTCTTGACAAGCTCTGCACAGATTTGGGCGTAACGAGAGACCAGGCAAGGGAGATTGTAGCCCATGCCTTCTAAGTCGCTCATCAAGCGACAGACCTACCGGCTACCCCACAAGGTCGGGACGATGGGTGCGAAGAGCGAAAGCCTAGCCGACGCCGGGCGCTGGTGGAAGATCGAAGGAGATGCAGGAGCAGCGGCCGCGCGCCAGTGGATCGACTGCATCTACACCACCCACGGGCAGCGCCACCTCATGGATGCCCTGTTCGCCGGGCTATACGAAGGCCAGCCGCCTTACTGGCTAGGAGCCATGGCTCCGCGCTCGCCACTGTTGGTGCAGTCGTCGCTGACGATGGACTCGTACACCAAGGCACGGGCAAACCTGATTCGCAGATGCATCGACACCGCCGCTTCGATGCTGTCGAAGAACCCGGCAGACATCCGAGTTGAGACCGACGGCGCGAGCTGGAAGCTGCAGAAGAAGGCTCGGCAGCGTACGAAGTTCGTCAACGGAATTTTGCATGAATGCGGGTTCCACGAGGTTCAGCAACGCACGTTCATCGACGCGTGCTTGGCCCGTTCTGGTGGGCTTCCGAAGCTCTGGATCGACTACACCAATAAGAAAATCAGGTGTGATAGGCTGCACCCTTCGCAGCTTGTGTGGAACGACTACGAGGGCGAGCGCCCATTTACCCTAGGCGCGAAGTACCCGCTCTCGAAGAGCTACGTGGCTGAGCTCTACCCGGACAACGCCAAGAAGACAGAAGAAGCACCGATCGCTTTGCGCCCGGTAAATCAGGCATATCGGCGCATGTTCGGAGTGGAATCCCTCGCCGACCAGGTCAACGTGTACGAGACTTGGCGACTTAGCGGAGACGAGGCGAAGCCAGGTCGCCACATTGTAAGCCTGGAAAACGTGACCCTCCTTGACGAGGAATGGGAGTTTGACTTCTTCCCGATTCCTCGCTTCTGCTGGTCGCATGCCGACAGCGGATGGAGCAATTCGCCAGTAGCCGACCAGCTCGTGGGCTACCACATCGAGATCGGGAAGAGCATGCGCAAGATTCGCCGCTCTCAGGATCTGGCGTGCGTTCCTCGCGTGTGGATAGAGCAAGGCTCGGAAGTCGTCGAAGACGAGCTGACGAATGAAATAGGCGGCATCGGCCACTACAAGGGGACGGCACCGCAGATCTCCCCAAGCTCAGCGCTCCCCCCCGAGTTCTACAATTATCTCGATTGGCTATTCAAACAGGCCATGGCCGACACTGGCCTCAATGAGATGCAGGCCATGGGGCAAAAGCCCATGGGCCTCGACAGCGGCAAAGCACTACGCGAGTACAACGACACAGGGGCCACTCGCCAGATCATCAAGGGCCAGGCCATCGAGCGCCAAACCGAAGTCGCCGGTGAGATCGTTTTTCGTCTCGCGGGAAAGCTGGCAGAGAAGTGCCCAGACTTCGCAGCAAACGCCTTGGGCGCCAAGAGCTTCGAGCACATCGCGTGGAAGGATGTTGCCGGAGACATGGACGATATCCGCTTCCGGTCCAACCCGGTCAGCGCTTTGTCATCGACCAGCGCGGGCCGCATACAGGACGTGACCGATATCATCAAGGGCGGACTCCTTCCTCCCGAAGAGGTGCAGGGCGGGCTGGGCCTCAAACTGCTGAACTTCCCCGACCTTGAGAAGGTCGTTACCATGGAGACGGCAAGCCGTGAGCTTGTCGAGATGCAAGTCGACGGTGCCCTTTACGAGGGAGAATATTTCGCGCCAGAGCCGTACCAGTCGGGAAGCGGGCTTACCCTACTGAAGACCATGGCTTACCGAGCCTATGCGCAAGCGCTGCAGATGGACGGCGTCCCCTCGCGCAACATGGATCTACTGCGCAGGCTCATGAGCGAGGCGGACCAGCTCACGCAGCGCCTGGCCGGCAAGTCCCCACAGATTCAGCAACCAGCAGCAGCGGTGCCGCCTCCGGCGCAGGCCCCACTTGAGCAATCCCCCATCGCGCCGCCCCCGATTCCAGGAGCAGCATAGATGCCACTTAAGAGAGGCAAGTCAGCAAAGACCATTGGGGCCAACATTCGCGAGATGCTTAAGGCCGGCCATCCTGCCGATCAGTCAGTCGCCGCCGCCTACGACATGGCGAACAAGAAGAGGAAGAAGAAATGAGCGTCAAGCGTGGCTACAAAGGCGGACGTAAGTCGTCGACCATAGATTCTCGCCCCCCATCCGATGCGTATCGCGCCGGGTGGGAACGCATGTTCGGGAAATCCAAGCAAAAGGAAAAGAAAAATGGCTGACCAAGCTACAGGCACAGCACCCACCGAGACGACGACTGCCACAACTGAGACGATTGCACCGGTTGTCGAAACGACGACGGAAGCCACTGAGACGATTGCACCCGCATCCGCGATGGACAGGGCCAAGGCCGCGATGGAAAAGGCCGGCGTCGACAAGGAGAAGCCAGCCGAAGAGGGTGACAAGGCGGCGGTAGAGCCCGGTAAGGATCCCGCCAAGCCCGCAGAGGAAGAGAAGAAGCCGGTAGAGCCGCGCCTGTCGCGTGGGCTTGCCATCATCGCCGAGCGTGAGGAACGTGTACGCAAGGCAGAGGCCGGGCTGAAGTCTACCCGTGCGCAGTTCGAAGCAGAGATGGCTCCCCTCAAGGAAGACCTGCAGCTTGTGCGCTCGATGCGCGAGGCTCTCGCCAAGGGAGGTAAGGCTGCGGCACTCAAGGTTCTAGGAATTGACATGCGCGAGGGCATCGAAGAGCTTTCCAGGAGCTATCAAGAGCCCACCGCTGAAGAAATAGCCCGCAAGGTTGCCTCCGACGAGTGGGACAGTCGGCAGAAGGCAGAGCAAGCTCGGCAAGAGGCAGCCCAAAAAGAAGCGTCGGAGCGCGCTCAAGCCGCAGACGCCGCGAGTTCTGCCGACTTCGTCCACCGCGCCAACACGCTGTGTGTGGCCGATGATGTGGCCTACGCTCACGTGATTGCCCACGAGGTGACGGGGGCGCAGCTCTGGCAGTTCACCAAGGCGTTACAGGGTAAACTCGGGCGCTCGGTGACTCCAGAAGAAGCTTTGACCGAGGCCGAGAAGATCCTAGAGGAAAAAGACAACCAGGCCAGGGCGAAGAAGGCGGCCAAGGAAACCGCTGCCGCAGAGGCCGAAAAAGCAAAGAAACCAGCGGAAAAGAAGGCATCAGACGCCAAGCCGCCGGAGAAGAGCGCGCTCGCCAAGCAAGCCCAGGAGCGCAAGAACGCATCCCAGCGCGCAGCGGAAGCTATGCGCAGACTCAACATTTCGTGATAGAGTAGTTCCCGAAGCATCTGATAGTGACGGCTAAGCGACATGCCGGAGTGTGAATCCATGACCTCAACACTTTGGAGATCGCAACATGTCTCTCGACATTACAGCCGCACAAGCAGTCCTGAAGGAAACTTACCCCAATGGGATCGTCCCCATTGATTACGACAAAACCAAGACCCTGGCCTTGTTCCGCAAGGAAAAGGGCACAATCATTGAAGGGCCGTTCGGAGCTGGCTTTGCTCAGCCGCTGAAGTACGGCAATCCTCAAGCCGTTTCCGCCACGTTCGCCACGGGCTACGCGCAGGCCGCCAGTGAGGCCAGCCGATACGCTCGTTGGTTCCTTACCCCCGGCGAGGTGTTTGCGTTCGCCCGCGTTCAGGGCGCGCTCATTCGTCGCAGCCAGGGCTCTGGATCTTTCATCAAGGCCTTGGTTTCCGAAATCGAGAACGCGAAGAGGGCGTTGACTCGACAGCTGGAAATCCTCCTCGACGGGAACGGATGGGGAAATCTCGGCAAGATTTCCGGCATCAGCACCGTGACCATCACCCTGCAATACCCTTGGATGGCTCGCCATTTCGAGGTGGGTCAGGCCCTGGTGGCATCCAGCTCTATCAACGGCGCCGTGCTCTCTGGCTCTGGCACTCCCATCAAGATCACGAAGGTCAACACTGGAGCCGGCACGCTAACCATGGCTTCGTCTGCCGCTGCCTGGGGCTCCAGCGACTACCTGTTCCTCGACGGCTGCCGCCAGAACTCCTCGACGCCTTCCCGGATCGTTCCGTGCGGGTTCGAGTCGTTCCTCCACGATGCTGACGCCGACCTTGAAACCCTTTTCACCGTCGACCAGACCATCAGCACGCGTCTCGGAGGTATTCGCCGATCTGCTACCGCTTCCGGAAACATGGAAGAAGCGCTGCTCGACCTGTCCGCAGACGTCGACGCCGCCGGTGGAAAATCCACCCACTGTGTGCTCGGGTCGCAGACCTATGCCCGCCTCTGCAAGTCTCTCCTCAACAAGGTTTATTGCGACATTGAGGACCTGGACGGCGTCAGGCTTGGGTTCAAGGGCATCGTTCTGCCGGGGGCAAGCGGCGATGTCATCGTGTACAGCGACTCTGCGTTTAACGAAGGCCGCGGCCGCATGTTCAACATTGACGACGTGGGCATCATTCATACCGGCGATGACCTGGTGTACCTGGAGCAGACCGACGGTCTGCAGTTCCGCCAGATCGACGGCACCGACGACTGGATGGCACGCTTGATCGCGTCCCACCAATTCCACCTGGATGCCCCCGGCCACTCGGGCGTTGTCACAGACCTGTAATCTCGGTCATTGCCGAGGGAAAGCGCAATCATGAGTGTCTTCAATCGCATCTGGAGGTTCTGGAAGGGCACCAACCGCAGCGGGATGGTGCACCTGACAGGATCTTTCACTATCGGGTCATCCGGTGCCGTCGCGTCTTCGGACACGCCGGGATTCAAGGTGACCAAGCTAACGGCAGCCGGCCAATACACGGTCCAGCTGCTCGACAACGACGGGGTTTCTTCGGCCGCTCCTGCGCAGCCTAAGAATGCTTCCGCCGCTGCCATCACGCCGTGGGGGATTCAGGCAATCAACGCCACGGTAGTAAGCGCCGTCGCGTCCGGGACTGCTCTCACGACCGACAGCGCTCTCAAGCACGGGGTTAGGAACTTCTCGCCCGCCACGGGGGCTTTCGACCTGCAGTTCTACAAGGACGTGACTTCTACCAGCTCGGAAACCCACGTCGATGCGAACATCGAAAGCGGTGGCATCGTGCTGGTGGATTTCCAGGTCAAGCTTTCCAGTGTGACACCATGAAAGACGAGGGGGACGTGGGCCTTCAGGACGCCATTCAGGCGTTCTTCGAGGCCGGCGACAAGAAGGATTGGGAAGAGGCAGAGCAAGCCTTTTGCGACATGTGGAGGCTCGTTGACGTGGACAGCGAAGAGGAAGATCCTGAAGCTGAAGACGACAAGAAAGAAAAGGGCAAGCCCCTGGCTGCCATCATCCTAGGTAAGAAATAATTCAGGCCGCCGGCGGGCCAACAACTCGCCGGCGTATTCATCATGTTCGTGACCACCACGCCACAGGCAATCATCGACGATGTCAACATGATGACAGACGGGGACGGTTACAACCTCTTGAGCGCAGCGCAGTTTTGCGCGCGCATGAACCAAGAGTTGAGCTCCCTGTGGCAGTGGGGCAGACGCGCGAATCGCGACGCCTTCACCAAGGTTTCCGGCTCGCTGCAGATGCCTGCAGGGGCCAACACAATGTCGATGTCCGCAGCGGCGCCTGCCGGCGCGGCTCTGACAGACTTCAGCCAGCCTCGCGGGGTTGACATCATGATTTCTTCCGACAACTGGAAGAAGATCAGGCTCTGGACGTTCGCCGCTCGCGACAGAATCGCGGTTCTTGCCTACAGGTTCATGGGCGACACTATCACCCTGTTGCCTTCCGACATCGCCCGGCAGTACCCCTTTCGTGTGTGGTACATGTCGAGCTTCCCCGCAGTTTCGGCGGCTGCTCTGTCGACGGCGATCTCAATCCCAGATGGTGCAGATGAGTACGTGAAGCAGGGCATGGCCGCTCTGGTGCGCCAGCGCCAGGACGATGACCCTTCGCCGCACCTGCAGGCCCAGGCCCGCGCACGGCTCGACCTGGAGGCCTTCTTGGCCACAGGGAAGGGCGATCAAGGGGCCATCGCTGATGTGTCGGATGAAGTCGGCCCTGAGCTCTGGTGATGGCTACTCTTCAAAAAAACGTTCTAGATGTTCGCCTGCTCGGTCTAGACGAGAAGGCGAACCGCCGCACGTCCATCGCCGGTACCATCGTAGACGGCGGCAACTGGACGATGAACAAAGACGGCACGGTAGAGAAGCGCCCAGGCCTGTCTGCTCTCGCGATGCTGGACACGTCCGGGGCATCGGTGACGGAAGGACGCGAGCTCGCGTCGCTCAACGATGAGCTTGTGCTAAGCAACGGGCGCAAGCTGTACTCGCGCGAACCCTCGACGGGGAAATGGATCACCAAGGGAGACTCGGCAATCGAGCGCTTGGACATAAATTCAGTTCTTGCGACCGAGTACGTGTGCAATGGCGTCGACTCTCGGCTGTCGATGGACACGGCCCAGATCGGAAGGTATCTGCTCACGGTTGCAGCCGGTAAAGACGACGCCGGAGCGTCCAAGGCAGGCTGGGTTCTAACTGATAGCACTACTGGGGAAATTCTCACGCCGTGGGCTTCGACCAATGGTTTCGCCGATGGTTGGAGCGTGGGGACCGATGGTCACACTGCTGCACCGTCGTTCGTGGCATTTCTGTGGCTCAACGGATCGATTCGGGCGTACGTGTGGTCACCATCCAACGGCTTCAGAACCGTAGACTCGATGACGGCTCTGCTCAACACGGGAAATTCCACTGCAGTAGACCCGAATCAGTACACGCTCACCCATCCGCTCACGCCTGCGCCGTTCGCAGTGCAGCTGATAGGCTACGGAGTGTGGCTACTGGCACAGCAAACGACGGATGGCTGGCTCAACGTGTACCGGGTGACGCTAACTGCCGGTACGTGGGCGGTTTCGGCGCCCGTGAATGTGGCGACGATAAACACGGTCAATGCCGCTTCGATAGCGTGGGCCTACAATCCTGGCGCAGCCACCGCCCACGTTGTGACATGTGGCTCAACCACCTATCCGTTTGATTTGTATTACGCCGAGATCACCTGTGCCACAGGTGCCCTCGTGGCCGCGCGAACGTATGTCGAGCCGTCCAGCTGGTCAGGCACACACAGGTGCAGGGGGGTTACTGGGTTTTCCCTAGGGGCTAGCCCCTTCTTCTTCCTTGACGTTGAACACGTGACAGATCCTTCAGAGAGAGCCGTTTGGATGTGGACGCCTGGTTCCGCCGATGTCACCTGCGTGCTCAAGGATTCCGGGCTAGCTTCGCACGCCTTCCAGACTCGACTGCACGATGCCGATGAGATCGATCTGACTATCTGCAATCAATCCACCTGGCAGCCGAGCGCGTTCGTGATTCGTTTGCACGTGTCGGGCGCTTCCTGGACATCGTTTTCCATCGGCGCATTTCTGCACAATGGTGACTATGCTGGCCGCCCAATGGTTCAGCGTCTTCCGCATTTCGCTTTCGGATCGGCTTTGGCTCTTGGCGTGTACAACAATCCCATTTCTCTTGGGGGGCCGGGAACCGTGCTCCTAAAGATGGCTACGCTTACATCTGGGAAAGACCCATCCGTTGACAACCTCGCCCCGGTCTCCGCGTCCGCTCCGTGCCAAATCGCGGATACCCTATTGCTTCCCGGCGCAGTGCTGAAGGCGTACGACGGGGCCCATGTTACCGAGGCGATCTTCCTGCTTGGTCCCGAAACCATCACGGCGGTAGAGAGTGCAAAGGGAAAGAAATTCACGGCGCAAACGTCGTCAACCGAGCTGACCACGGGAAATCCTCCCGCAAATGCCTCCACCTACACACAAAGCGGACTTGAGGTGATTTTCGAAACATCAGCAGCTGACACCCCGGCCGCCCCATGGCCGGCTGGAACTGTGACGCTCGACTTCTGGGCAAAGATAGTCAACCCATCCAGCGGGGCAACCTATCTGCTTGATCGAGGCTACGGTTCTGAAGCTCTGAAGCTCTTTTCTTCGCCAGGACAACTTGCCTACCAGGCTTCAACGCTCAGCCCATTATCGTTGACTGCGAATTGGCAGCACCTCACCTATGACGTTCCCGTTAAGCTTGTGAACACTCAAGCCGGTGATGTTCTAGAGATAGACCTGCAGGCCACATCGTCCCTTGCTGGAGACACGGCTATTCTTGCTATTGCCGTTGGCGGATCGATGGCTCCAACCTTCACAACTCCTTGGCCAGTGATCGAGACGGGGACGCGAGAGTATTGCGCCGTTGCCAAGTGGTCAGACTCAAAGGGGAGGATTCAGCGCTCGCAGGTTTGCCCGTCCGTTTCTCAATCCAACGCAGGCGGGAGAGCCAACGCCGTCACCGTGGCGATGGTCAACATCACCGAGCGCGATCCGCTCACCAACATCGATCCGCGAATCTCGTCTGCTGAAATCGAGATCTACAGGACTGCCGTTAGCTCAACCATCTTCTATCTCGTGGGCTCGGTCAAGAACGTGGTCAACGGTGACGATGTCGTGTTCATGGACTACTCGCCGGACACAGACATCACCGCCAATGAACAGCTGTACACTACCGGGAATGTCGTTGGAAACTGGCCTCCAATTGGTTGCAACCTCGTCGCATCCCATCAGGGTCGCATCTTCGCTGCCACTGCAGCCGGTGAGGTGTTTTTCAGTGCCTACGCCCAGGGGGGCGAAGGCCTCTCGTTCGCCTCCGAGTACCAGATCGAGACGGAGCATATCGGACGCAACCTGACGGCTCTCCTTTCTCTCGACACCACACTCGTCATCGCCACGGCGAACTCCTATGCAACCCTGACGGGCATTGGTCCAGAGTCGAACGGTACCCCGTCATACGATACCCCGTCTCTCTTCGGGTCAGGGGTTGGCCCATACTCGCAGCGGACGTGCGCGCGCATACCAGAAGGCATCGTGATGCCCACTGCGCACGGAGTGCAGCTCTTGGACCGTGGACTATCTCTCGAAAACATTGGCCAGCAAGTCGTCGACTCGATGCCAGGTGGATTGAATTGGTACTCATCCGCGTACCACCCCACAAAACATCAGGCCAGGCTGTTCGGTAACTCCAGCACTATCGTCTACGACTGGACCCTGGCCGCTCCTTCGGGGAGGACTGCGCAGTTCATGAAGTGGCAGTACGCAGCCGACATTCGAGCGTCCGCAGTTGCGGCTGGCGTGTTGTACGTTCTCGGAAGTGACGGGGTTGCGTACGCTTCCGATGTCGGTTATTCCGATGGCGCAAATCCCTACGGAGAATGGATCCACCTCTCTGTAATCTCTCCGAATGGACCCAATGCATGGGGAAGGGTCTACGCTATGCGCCTGGCTTGCAACCTAGTAGCAAGCGGAGTGCTCAAAGTTGGGTTCAACCCAGAAGAAGGAAACCTCGGCTCATCCGACTACACGACGATAACGGCAGGGGTTAACGGCCTTCAGCACGTTGTCGCCAAACCAATGCGAGGCAGGTGCAGCAGCATGACCATCTACATCGGGGAAAGCGCTGCAAGCTCCACGTATGGTTTTGTGCTCAATGCTATTGGGCTGCTCGTGGGCAATCTTGGCGGGCTTGGACGATTGCCGGTCTCAAACCGCATGACAAGGAGTGCGACATAATGTCTTGGTACAGTGGAATCACCGACGCCGTGTCAGGCGGGCTTGGATCTATAACTGGCGCGCTCGGCAGTGTCACGGGCACAGAAAACCCGCTGAACACAACTGTCGGGCAAAACTATCTCAACGACAAAGGGAACAAGGACGCGAACGGAAACAATCGCCAAGACCTCACCTATGGCGGAGTGGCAGATCTGGCAACGCAAAAACTCGGGACAGACTACACAGCCCCAACCGCTACCCTCGACAACGCACAGCAGAGCACGGTAACCAACGCCAATGCCGCCACCGTGGCACCGACGACCAACGCCACTACCACCAACGCCCAGGCGGCGACGATGAACTCAGCCGCCCTCAACACCGCGCAATCCGATCAGACTAGGAACTCCCAGCAGCAACTCGCCTCCAGCCTCCAGCAGACGGCGAACGGACAAGGGAACTCCGCTGCACAAGAGCAGCTCAGGCAAACCACAGCCCAGAACGTCAACAATCAAACCTCAGCCGCCCAGGGCGTGCACGGCGCATCCCGCTTGGCCGCTCTTCGAAACGCTGGGGTTGCAGGAGCATCGACACAACAGACGGCGAACTCTCAGGCAGCAGGATTGCGCGCCACCGAGACGACCAACGCTCAGAACACTTTAGCTAGCACCCTTGGAAACACGCGTTCGCAAGATCAGTCCCAGGCAACCACGCAAGCCAACCTACAGCAGACAGCCAACTCCACCAACGCCGCCAACCAGCAGCAAGTGAACACGGCCAATGCGAACGCTGCAAACACGGCATCGATCACCAATGCTGGTTCCGCCAACACGGCCGACCTACAAAACGCCGCCAACCAGCAGCAAGTGAACACGGCCAATGCGAACGCTGCAAACACGAGCTCCACTAACCAGGCCACGCAGCAAAACAATCAGAATCTTACGCTCGCGCAATCTAACCAGAATGCACAATTGCAGACCAATTCCCTAAATACAAACAGGGCACAGTCGCTCGTAGGCGACACGCAAAATGCCGTCAACGGCATATCTACCATCGACCAGAACGCCCTGACCGCACAGACGAACTATGAGAAGGTCAAGAGCGGGGCGCTCACCGGGGCGCTCAATGCAGGCGGAAGCCTGTTGATTGGAGGCATCTAATGGCTGACGAAAACCAGACCGCAGGAGTCGGTGCCAACGGTCTT